TGCCTTGTTCATAGCCAGCACGCCATGCTTCATCCCATAATCTATTCTTGCGATCTTCACGCCATGCACCAATTATAAAAACAAGCGCAAATGCAATCATGGCAATTGCAAGAACCTGTCCGTCTGTTATGTTACTCATTTTGTTGCCCACTCCCATATCTGCTTAGGCACTGCAACAGGATTTCTGTCATCGATAACTGTATATCTTGCACCTGACGGATGTATGGAAGGCGCAGCTGCGACATACCCTTTATATTTAATATCTATACCATCGGCTAATTTGCCTCGATAAATACCTGCTGGACTTGTTGCATAGTAAAGGTGCAATCCATCGCCCGTTTGTACTGTGTATGTTGGCTCAAACTGATCAAGCATTTTGCCACCATTACGATAATCAATATCAAATACCACTAGCCCAGATGTTGAGCAAGCAATACCTAGATTGATGTTTTCATTGTAATCAAACCAAAAATTGATAAGTTTCTGGTCAGTTGTAGCTGATAGATAAGCCCTACGGCAAAGATCAAAATGCGGATCTTTTTTGTTAGGCAATAAAGGCATTACTGCCCAGCCACGATCAGCATAATCCAACGCTGCTTGGCGTGTATTTGTATCTAGTTTCATGTTATCTCCCTACCAGGCTGGTTTTACCTGGTAAGGCAAATATGCTCTAAGTTGCTTATCTATTCAATCGCCAGTATGGCGTGTTATATAACGATATTGTTATCAATGACATCGATGGCATCATCAATTGTGCGCTCTTTGTAGTCTGTTTCCCTAGACATAAGATTTTCCAAGAGCTGTAAAGCTGCCATCCTTGTTTATTGGAATCAGCGTAGGGGTCATATTCTTACCATCCCAGTCTAGGATCACGATGCCCATAGCCCAGTTGGCTATACCCTTAGTATAACTCGCTTTGGCTTTGTTCATAAGGTTACCAGCCTCTATGCCCCAAATCGTCCTATAATTGGCTCCTAAGCCCTCTGTATAGGCACTTAGCCCTAACTTATGGGTATGACCACAAACAACGCTCTTACCGGCCTTCTTGGCCAGATTTAGGGCTGTTATGCCTGGGTTAGGGTTTGTGTTTCCCTCATCGCCATGTGCCAGGATCCAACCCTTTTCAAACTCATAAAAGGTCTTATGAAACTGTATGCCCATAGTAGAGAAATCCATGAACTTCTCGTACTGCAATTCAGGTAAGCTGATTAAGCCAGGTACTTTTAATAAAGTGTTGTATAGGCGATCAGTATGATTACTGCGAACAATATGAGCCTCTCGAGCGTGCTCTGTGAGATCCCAAAGAATCGACTGAGTGAGTTCACGATCGCGGTGTAAAGTCTGCTCATAAGCCAAAGGTGTTTTCTCAGCCCAACGGCTAATGGTTTGAAAATCAATCTCATCACCGACATTAAGAACACTGTCGAACTTCTCCCGTCTTGCTAACTTGATAACATTTTTAACAGCTGCCTCATGGTGGTATGGAATCTGTAAATCTGAAATAACCAAGTATCGCTTAATCTAAATCCTCTTCTTCTTCAGTCGGATCAATCGAAGGTATGATCCCTCCATCGCCGACAATCCAGTCGGGTAGGATTCTGTCTTGCATCATCCAAAGTGCAACGCCTTCGCTAAAGCCAGCCTTGCGAGCTGCTTTGTAGCATTCATGCAAAGATGAATAAAAGACATCTAACTTTGTTAATGGCTCTGGCGATTTACGCACAATACGCTTTTTAGCAACCTTCTTACAAGCTGTTTGCTTTTTGCGTGTGTTCGCCATGTTTTAAATTATCGCTCGAGAAGAATGTTATAGATCTCATCGACACGCTTATGAAGTGCTTTAATTTCATTAAGTAAATGAGTAATAACAAATGCTGCAAGACCACCAATTACCGCCAGGCTTGCAAAATAAAAAGTAATAATATCTGACTGGGTCATGGTTTCGTGCTGATCCCGTAATCGGCTTCTTTACCGGACTTTGGATCTAATGCCTTGACTAGCGGTGCAATAAGTGCGCCTAGCAATACCGCATACTCTGGTCGCATATCTCCTGCAATTGCTAAAGCCACTGTAAGTCCAGAAGCTGCAACAGCTCTCAAATATGACTTAATTGCTGCCTTATGTTTCTTGCTTAGTTTCATACTTTGCCTCCGAGAAGTGGGATGTCGAAAAACGATCTGTCCTGATCTCCCGCAGGGCTAAAGGAAATGTGGATATGCGACTTGTGTAAGTTAAATCCTTTGTAAGTCCTGTATTTCCAATTACCTCTAGCAGATACAATTTTACCATCAAAGATTATGTAAGTGATGCGTTTGCGCTTATCTGCTTTTGCGTAAAGTCTAAGCTGCTCAACTAGATGAACACTTAAACCCTTGATTTTATTTAAATCTTTGTCCACATCGATAGCGCGAACCACGCCCGTATCGCTAGTCGGATTGTGGTCGGATTTAGATTTTGAGTGCCTAGCATCGCCAATCCAACCATCAGAAGAACGATCCCTATCTGGGAAACAGTCATCGATCTGCTCTCTTAATTGAACCGCAGACTTACTAAGCCAGGGTTTCATTTACGATAGAAGAAGTTGGGCTTCTTCGGCTGTGATGCCTAAGCGTTCTAATAAGGCTGCTTTGGCTGTTGCCTTTGCTTCGGCTGCCAGTTCTGCTGCTGCTTTTTGATCTGCAAGGGCTTGTCTATCGGCCAAAAAAGCATCTAACGCATCACCAGTTAATTCAATTTTTTCATTATCAATTTGGACAAAGATTTTATTTTGCGTAGCCATATACACTTACCTTTCCTGTCATTGTTCCGCTTGCAACAAAAAAAGTGAAGCCATCAAAAGAGGTTGTAACAGTTGTAGCACCTGCCCTAAAAAACGCAGCGTGATTTGTATTAGTGCCAGTTGCGCTGTCAATATAATAACTCAATCCAGTAAATCCAGTATTATTAGTTTCAAATGGGCGATAAAGTTCCCAAGAGTGTGCAGATGGAATACCACCTGAACCAAAAAAAAACCAAGAAGTTTGAGGGGTGTTGCCTGTTGTTTCTGCAGCGATCTGCACATTTCCAGTTGCTAATCCTTGATCCCAAACATAACTTGCGCTGGTATGATCTGCACCACCAACTCTCATTCGCATAGTCATTCCAACATTTGATGCCGAAGTATCGGTGTCCATAACTATTTTGTAAGTATCGTAGGTGCTGCTGAAAACATCGTTAAGTGATTGTGATGAAACTGCGCTAAACGAAGTGGTGTTAATTAAAATTAATCCACCACTAGCAGCAGGTGCAGCCCAAGTTGGCACACCGCCAGCAACTGTTAAAACGTCGCCAGTTGATCCAATCCCTAATCTTGTATTAGTGTTTGCAGTAGCTGATCGGTATTCAATATCGCCTAAAGTTGTTGATGGGTTAAGGGCTTTGGTAGTTGTATCAATAGCAGAGCCAAGTGTCCGCATAGCCAACGCACCATCTTTGACCAGATCGGTATCATCTGCGGTTTCCCACCCATAATTGGTAGTTGTTGCCATATTAAGAAATTACTCCTATCGCTGTTCGCCAGGTAATTGTACCTGATAATGTGTTCCATGCTTCGGAGGCGTTGACCTCATCCCATGCCTGGAATACGGCTGAGAATTCTATTGGGCTTAGGTTGATCGTTAGGTATAACTGATTAAATGATGTGCTCCATGACCAGCCCTCTACATACCCCTGAAAACGCCCCTCAGAGGCTATTTGAGGCGGTAAATCGGTAATGGTGAGGGGTTGACCCATAAACACGTTTAAAAGGTGGTCCCGGTCCGTATCGTCCAATTCTGGGTTGGTGATCGGAAAGGTAATGCTGTCAAATACTGGGTAAGGATATGCACGAAGATCCAGGTATCGATTGACGATGTTTTCAGCATCTGATTGATTTTTAATGGTTGAGTTAATGCTCTCTGATTTGTAGCCATAAATTGAAATACTGACTGGATCAATAGCAACTTCTAAATCGTTAAAATTGTTTCCATAGTTTAAGGATACATCGTTGCGTATGTTACCTGCCTGGGTTGTCGTGGTTAACCCTGCTCCAATTGCTGTATTTGCTGAAACCTCAATAGCACCATTTGCAGCCAAATAATTTTGGCGATGATCTGCATCTGCGTATCCGATGTTTCCAGAGTTATCTTCATATAGGTATCCGAAGGCTGAATTGGCTATTTGTGAAGCGATGTTGTAAATGGTATCTACTGCTGAACCACGATTGACCATCAGATATTGACCAGGCTGATCTATTTCGCCAAGTCCTAAATTCTCAGCTGTTGCCCATGTAACTGTTGGATCATAGGTTGCCCAAGTTTGAGCAGCTGATACACCAACCCAATCGCCTAATAAAAACTCTGTAAGCAAAGCATAAATTTGATCGCCATCTTGATCCTGGGTTAATACTCCTTCGCTGATTGTTTTAGCCAAACGAGCAAGTGAGCCCATGGCGATTAGGTTGTATGAGTAAACCTTGCCAACTGATCCTGTAACGCTTACCGATGTTGTTATGTCTGTGATATTACCGCCAAAAATTGTTACGTATGATCCAGTGCTATCTTTGACCTGCAAAGTTAATGAATCGTTAATATCAAATAGATAGTTTTCATCTTCTAACGCAACCAAAGCAATTTCCATGTATGACGGGTTTGGCTGGATATAAATATCATCACGACCA